CGCATATCCCGACGAAGCGGGGATCAGCGAATTTGAGGGCGTTCAGGCGCTTCCACGAGGCCGTTACACGGGAGGAGCCGGGTTTGGGAGTGTGAGGGGGCCTCGTTGACCGGTCAGGCTGCCATAGCCGGCGGTCGCCGGCTTCAAGCACCTGCATGCGGGTATAGTTTGGGAGAGGTAACAAGACGGGTGGCGGACGTAGTTTATATGTCAGCAGAGAGTCTAGCGATTGGGTTGGGAAATCGCGCTGAACATTGTTTGATGAGTGTTTTGAGTGTGCCACCGTCTGTCACCTATAACAGTACACATCAAGGAGTGTACTGAGTTGGAGCTGTTAACCGCCACCCGCAAGCGGGTACCCGGCGGGCTAAAGACCGGCCAAGTTAGGGCCGGATACGGATATAAGGCTACAGGAAAAAGGGGGGCTTTTCCACCGATGCATCTACTGGAGCCAGCCCCGCGTGGGACGCTTGTAAGGGCTGGCTCCATACGATGCATCTACTGGTTTGCCGTGCCGCTAGAAGGAGCGGGCGGCTCCGCCGCCCGAGATGGGGGAGCGGGCTGAGCGGGAGGCGCTGGGGGCCTCGATTGTAGAGCGATCATAGCTTCAAGAGCGGGGTCTATTTCGAAGTCATTTTCCCAGGGCGAGCCCGGTTCCATGTCCTCGCCGACGTCGAAGTCGTTAGCTTCTTCTTCTGTTTCCGCTCCAGCGGTAGCCGCCTCATGCGAGGCGAGGCGGATCATTTGGCGCATTTGTTCGGCAATTGACAGCGATTTCTTATAGCCGACAGGAGGCGCCATAGGCACGGGATTAGGTAGCTCTCGACCATGTGCGTCGAGGTATTGGGATTGAACCGATTGCTCATATAAAAACGGCTGTTCCAAGCCGGGTAGTGGATCGCCAGGGGCGCGATTCTTGAGATACTCTTCAAGGTCTTCTTGACCGGGGAGATTGTCTATCATGTTTCACCTGTTTAGCGAGTGGATCAGTAGATAAACGATTTGCCGACAGCAGCGACCATGCGACGAGCCTGGATGCTGTGTTTGGCTTGGATATAGAGACCGTCTGTAGCTTCAGACGCGAAGACGCGTTTCGTGGGGACCGATGATACAAAACTGGCATTAAGCGCTGGCGTACTACCGAAGATGCGGGCCATGTGCCAGTGATCCAAGGTAGTGTCACGAAATTCGCCTGATATAAGACTTTCGGAACGGCGATATTCGTCGTAGCGGTCCTGATAGCCGAAGGTTCCGTCTGGTGTTGCATGAGGCGCGTAAACCTCTTTGTTAAGGACCTCTTGTTGTCCAATATGCTGTAATTCTTGCTGCCAGAAGTCCTCCTTATTGCGACGGTTCCAGTGGCGGAATAGTCCTTGAGCATAAATGGTTTTTGGCCGTACTGCCAGAAGGCTTATAATATACCCATGCTCTTCAAAAAACTTTCGATATCTGTTGCTCCGCATCCCGGAGATACCATGGCCTCGCATTTCACCGACAGGGTCTGTTCCCTCGGCTGTTTGTAGCACCTCAGAAAATTGTATAGTTTCACGACCGCCTCCGAGATACTCAGGCCGCTGTAATCGAGCATCACTTGACCGGACTCCGAGGTAACGGAGATATTCCACGTAACGCGAGCCATAGCGCGCCCGAGCCTCTTGATAGCGCTGTAGAGCCATAGCTTCACGAAGCGCGTTGATAGTAATTGCAGAAGCACCACTTAGATCGGCACGAACGTTTGGATAGAACGTGCCAGCTTGATTGACGTTGTCGATAACTACCGAGTCAGACGCCGTAACGAAAGGCGTCGTAAATGTGCGAGAAATGCCTGGAGCTTCCTTGAAAGAAGAAGTAGACCCAGCCGGGGCATTATCAGTGGTACCAATACCCAGAACGGGAGCAGTAGTGCCGAGCGGAATAGTAATAGTAGCGCCCTTTTGTTCCCATGGGCGAGAAGACGTGAAGTAATCCTTTTCCCAATCAGCATTTTGAAGACTTGTGTTTGTAGTTGTATCTACTCCGGACGTTTCGTCGATAGTGAGTTCAGTCTGTAAGTCTTGGTCCCGATAGAATTCGTTCCATATTTTTGCATAAGCTCTAAATGGGAGAGCTGATACAGCGAGAGAGTTAACCCCAGTTGGGACCCCGAGGTAATCAGCAAGACTGCCAATAGCCGCACCCCCGCCTCCCGGCATAGCAATAGTAGGAAAGACAGATGCGTTAAGGCCATCAGGCCCGCCAGTAATAAAGTCTTCGAAGTCCTCCCAGACAAGCCGATGGGGAACATACCAGTGATGTATTTGAACCCGTACGGGATGCATAATGGGAGCGAGAAGAGGAGAACAACGGATAAGAGCACTAGTGCTTTGTTGGACCGTATCACCAGGAAGAACCTCCGTTAAGCCGATTGGCGTGAGTTCCCCCATGTCGCAAGTTAGAAGCTTTGTGTAGCTCAGATTGAATTTAGAGCGCTTCATATAGTCCCTCGTTTTTTGGTGAATTGTTGCCGTGCTATAAGTCGATTATATCTTCCCTCATGAGCATCGATGATGACGTTCTTGAGCGTTTCCGTATAGCCCTTAAGCGGCGATATTGCTTTCGCAGCATCTCGCATAGGCTGCAGCCTTTCATGGTTCGCCCGTAGCGTTTCTTGCGGAGCTTCAGGAGCCATGCCAACTCGTTCTCTTAGCCTCCTTGTAAGGTAGCGTCCAAGCGGTCGGGGACGACCGCTGTGTGCCAGTGCGTTAGGTACATCGATGATTGATCTATCGAGTTTGTGTTCGAGAAGGGTGCTGGCCACCTCATCCATAAAGCCAGCTCCTATCCCGGGTTTTAAGCTCATTGAGCCGAACTCTTTTTCACGACCTTTGAGACGGGGATCACCTTTGGCTGTGAGTTTCTTAGTAACGTAGCCTGCGATATACGCTGCGCTATTATCCTCCAGTTGCCCCGAATGTACGATTCCTTGACCCCATATTCTAAGGACACGCTCGCAAACACTGCAGCAATTTGCTCGTCTGTTAAACTGAGAATGTCCGCGACTGCACGCGGGGTAATTAAAGAGCGCAAGATGATAGTGGGGGCGCTCACTTTGGTCTCCGTATTCTCCGACATTGAAGTACCTTAATCTAGAGGGTGAATAATCCTCTCTAAGGCGCTTTATAAAGTCTGTCAAATCCTTTCTTCTTAAGGTCTGTAATCCATCGTTAGTAAGCGGAATATTTTCGTCCGCATAAGTCAATGTCCAGAATGAATTGAATGGGTGTAGAGCGGCTTCCAGCATAATGCGGTGAGTCCACATACGGCGCTTATTAACGCGACAGGGAATGCACTGGCCGCAGCCAAATGCATTCCCACCTGGAGCCATGTAGGGGTTTCTACATAGCATCATAATTTACATTCTATAGCCGATCCGCATAGGGCGGGTTGCGCGACGGGATGAACGGCGTTTGCCGAACGATTTACGGCCGCGACGGCCAGATGAACGACGTTTGCGATAGCGCATTATCGAGTACTCCTATATCCATAGCGGCCTTGCCCAATCGGTCCGCGGTGCTTTTGCCGGATGCGGTACTCTTGCTGTGTTGGATGATAATACCAGTACTGATCCGGGCTGATAGGTATATTGGGCGGGTTATAGTACTTTGAGTTGAGAGTCGGCGCTAGCCGATTTCTCATGTTCCAGGCGAGTTCTCCGATTGTGTCTTCTTCGGAGCGTTCCTGGAAGTCTTTGGAGAAGATGGGAGCCCATCCGCCTCCGGCGGTCCTAGCGAACCCCATATCCACGACTGCGCCGGGTTCCGTAGAAGGTTGTCCAGGTCCCGCGATAGTTCTCTTAAGTGCCTGATCTTTGACGAGAGGAGAGTTTGCTTGTCCCTCAATAAGAAACCGATCAGTGCCATCCGGGAACGGCGGTTTTGGTCCTGTAGCATTAAGCTTAGCGATTTGGGACCCCAGCAGTTCATTTTCTAGCCCCATACGACGTACGTTAAGATCTTGTATCGTCTTTGTGTACGCATCCACGCGAGCCGATGCACTGCGCGTGGCGTCAATCCCTCGAGCGATATCCTGGCCAGCGTTCGCCAAGCCAGATGCGATTGAGGGTCCTCCGACCGATACCGGGCTGTATGAAGTAGTTTGCGCGCCGAGCGCAGCAAGCGGATGAATTCCAGCTTTCTTGGCATCTTCCACCTTCCATTGAATGCCAGATTGAGCGAACTCTTTCTGCATTTTGATGTCTTTATCTTTGGCACTATTGCCCATTATTC